CGCGAGAACATTTACTTATCTGGACTATTTTCAAGATCAAACTTCAATGATGGCGATAAGATCATAGAAGAATCATCTTTACTCTGAGAAGGCGCACCATCATCTTTATTATCTTCATTATTTATTTATATTTCCTTATCTTAATAGGTAACAATATATTCGTCGTATAATATATTTTTACAGCATAAATGATCTTATATTATTGTTATCATCTCAAAATATTATTTTTGTTTCATTAATTCTTTTTTCTTTTTCATTTCTTTTTCTTTTTCTTTTCTTTTTTGTTTTCTCTTCTTTTTCTTTTCTTTTTCATTCTTTTCATACTATTTTTTTTGTTACCTTACATGATAACATATTATATGACAATAATTCTATTTTCATACCTTAATAATCTTTAGAACCTTTAGAACCTTTAGAACTCTATTAGAATACTTAGAGTACTAATATTCTAATTACAATTCTATTACAATTCTAATTAGAAAAGTACAACACTAAACATTCTATTAGAATTCTAATCGAGCTAAAATACAACTTAAAGAGAGATTTCGTATATTAAATATATAATGGAAAATTTAACTATTCATAATAAAAGAATATTGGATTTTTATTCGCAAAATCCAGGCATTAATTTTGAAGCAGTCAATCTTATTTTTGTTGATTTATTCGAGAGATTATTGGGTGATATGAATTCTGCAATGAATTCAACTATTAATTCTCAAATTCTCTCTACTGTTGGAGAACTTAAAGGTGAATTTAATTCTCTCTCTTCATCTGTTTCAAAACTAAATAGTGATATTACCAACTCTATCTATATTAAATTTCAAGAATCCAAGAGAGAATATGTTGATGATATTACAAATATTGTTTCTAATAATTTCTCTCAAAATAGTGATAAAATGAATTCTCTCCTTCAACAAAATACATCTCAACTTATTGACAAAACTTCTCTCTTATTAAATGAAGTTATTCCAAAATCCAATGACTCTCATCATAAACAAATCCAAGATTCTATATCTACTTTCCAAAAATCCATTGCTGAAGATACTAATAAGTTATTGAACTCAGTTAATAAAGAAGATTCACTTTCTACTTTCATATCCAACTTTGAAACAAAATCTACCAATATGTTACAACCATTATTTTCCTTTATTAATGCTAGTGAAGAGAGAATCAATAAAAATGTAATTTCTCTCAAGGATGCTACAAATAACTCTTCTCAAGACAAGATTATGAATGAACTATCTGAATTTCTCGGCAAATATAAGAACTCAAGCTATAAAGGACAATTTGGAGAGAACCAACTCGAAACTGTATTAAACCAATTATTCCCTTCCGCTGAAGTTATTAACTCTACAGGCATCAAGGCGTCTTGCGACTTCAGAGTTAATCGTACAAATCAACCCACCATTCTTGTCGAAACCAAAAACTATGATAGAAACGTTACTCTCGATGAAGTCAAAAAGTTCATTAGAGACATCGAGCAACAAAAATGTCATGGTATCTTCCTTTCCCAACATAGCGGTATTACATCCAAACAAAACTTTCAAATCGATATCAAGGGCACCAATATCCTTGTCTATGTTCATAATGTCGATTATTGCCCCCATACAATCAAAATCGCCATTGACATTATCGATTCTCTCTCTGACCGTTTGGCTGAACTCGAGGAAGATGTTGATGAAATCTGTATTCCCAAAGAAGTTCTCGATGACATTAATAAAGAATATTCTAGGTTCATAGAGAGAAAATCATCCATAATTGATATCTTAAAAGACTTTCAAAAGAAAATTAATGCTGAAGTCGATGAAATCAAATTCCCTTGCCTCTCCAAGTATCTAGTGTCCAAATGCGGCTCTATTTTAAATAATGAAAATGAGACCATTATATGTAATATCTGTAACAAATTTGAAGCTACAAATAATCGATCTCTAGGAGCCCATCAAAAAGGCTGTAGAAGAAAACATAAGATGTTACAAAATGATTCTAATATCGTAGTAAATACAGATGTATAGAGAGAATATACAAAAACGACTAAATAAATGAATTCGTATGCATATATTCTTTCAACATTTCGATGTAGTTTGTTTGCATTCCGAAATACAACACTACAAAATAACCTCCTGATATAGTACGTTGAAATTCACTCGCAAAATCAGGTAGGAATAGTATAAATACATATAACGTTACCACATTGATTAAGGATTGATATATAATATAATATAATTCATTATCACCCAATGTTTTACGACTTTTCATTTTTTTTACAATTACATCCGTGTAATGACCTAATATAATAGCTGGAATTATATACATTATAATTTTCAATAGGAACGGAAATAAATGAATTCGAGAACGAAATGAACCAAAGTCAGTTGCATGCTCAATCATTGTTAATAACTTCTTCATCTTCTTATACATTTACTTAGAAAATAGAATCTAAAAATGTCGATAGAGAGAAAATACAAAATAATTCAATAAATATATTGTTCATTTGGAATATATTTATTAGTTCCTTTTTTACAGTCGAATTAGTGCCTTTTTCTTAGTTCTCTTTTCACGGTTGGATATATTGTTGTTTCGTATCATTATCCAAATATGCCTTTTTTCCAACGGCTCTTATTATTTTATTTGTCAAAAAAAAAACAAAATTATTAGGTATATATAAATTATTACTTTCTGTAAATTAATATTAGTGTTTTTCGATACGTTTCAATTCAGATACCATTTCAGATAACTTTGAACCTCCAGACACATGGTGACTATCTACTTTTAAACGAATGGATATCAAATACTCTTCTCTCATTTTTTTAAAACCACAACATATAGCCATTCTATACATAAAATCATCAATGCCTTGTCCATGATGAGTTTTTTCCCATATCATTTCATATAACATCTTACACAATTTTACTTCAAATTCAGGTTTATCGTCTTTATTTAATAGGGTTAAATATTCTGGAATAGTTTGATTCAATATAGATACAGTATCTTTCTTAGTCAGTCGTGATTGCTCACCAGGACCATTTTGTCGTGTATCTGCCTCAGGTAATTGTGAAAGTACAAGTTTGATTTCTTCCTCTTCAACCACTGACTGCTCCTCTTCTTCTGAGTGCTCCTCTTCTTCTGACTGCTCCTCTTCTTCTGACTGCTCCTCTTCAACCACTGACTGCTCCTCTTCAACCACTGACTGCTCCTCTTCTACTGACTGCTCCTCTTCTACTGACTGCTCCTCTTCCACTGACTGCTCCTCTTCCACTGACTGCTCCTCTTCCACTGACTGCTCCTCTTCTACTGACTGCTCCTCTTCCACTGACTGCTCCTCTTCTTCTTCATATTCTGACTGTTCTTGTTGCTTTTTGTTTTTTAATTGATCTTTAATAACTGTTGGTAATCTGCAATATTGTACATCAATTCCATTCGCTTGAGCAATCTTATATATACCCATTGCTTTATCAGATGATGTATCATATTCCAATTTTGTTATCAGATCTTTCGCGCTTTTGATAAAAGCATTCGTTATAAGATTATCTTTATTCAAATTAATGGTTTTATTAAAATTGGCCCCAAGTTCCTTTCCTAGTTCCTTGCTTTCAAAAGTTGTCTCAATATATACATTATTATGTATCCCATTTGACTTCCTCATTACATGTAATCCATGTAATCTATTATTTTTATATACATGTATATTTCCGTTGGGGTAATCATCTCCAGTAGCGAACATATTAAATTGTGTTCCTGTCCCTGATATCTTAGCAATTGATGTTTCAGTGGATTCATTATCATTGTTTGTATTATAATAATTTTCTAACTTCATTAATCTCTGATTTTCCTTTTTTGTAGTTATTTGCGAATACTTGTTGGTTTTGTTGTTATACCTTCGTAAAATATCCTTATTATCGATTCGTTGTTTATCTAGAATAATAGTTATTCCTTCATCCTTTTTTATAAACAGTTCCTTTTCTATATTGAAAGGCATACAAGTTTCTAAGTCAAAGTAACTAACATTTGGTGTAATTTTTTCACCATTTACGCGAATATTCAACGATTTTTTATTATGAAGCATTTTTCCATAAGTTTCTCTAATATTCTGACTACAATTTTCGATAATGGTTTTCTCATCACCATCCACTATACCTGGTAGTATTTCTTCTAATAACAACGTAGAACCATAATCACTTGTATGTACTTTCTGATACTCTTCTTTTGATATTGTACTAAATGAAGTTGGATTATAAGATGAATTAACGTCTGGGTCCTTACTCATAGCAACAAAATCTAGAACAACTTTAAAACATTGTTCTCTAACTCTGGTGACTATTGTTAATTTATTTGCAATAGCAACTGCTGCTTGTTTCATACCAGTTCCAAATTCTGATATATCATCATCCCTGCTATGACCTTCTCTTGTATGTCCAAAATTAAATGGACTCTCTGGGCCAGTCAATCGTATATTCTCAAATCCTTTTACACATTCATCCGATATTTTAATACTATATAGCTTTTTGCTATCGTCGTCAGATACAAATTTTATATCTATAGAGTTAGAATTCGTAATTGGAAAATCTATTAGTTCATTTATTATAGTTTTTAAATTATATCCAGAACTTCTTGCGTGTAGCATTTTGGATTTAAAAGGAGGGGCTCCAACCTTGGGTTCGGTGAAAGATGACATTACTGATGTTATATAATTATTATTATTATCTAATATTTATGCTATTAAATCACTTCAATTTTTTCCGACCACCCACATTTATTATTTAATGTGAATTCGAGGATAAAACAATGTATAATTATTGGATATATTGTTGTTTCGTGGCATTATCCAAATATGCCTTTTTTCCAACGGCTCTTATTATTTTATTTGTCTCCTTTTCGTCATTTTCAATGTCCGTCATGGAATTACAAATTAAGTTTGTAAATTTGATTTGTATATCTTCATCCTTTTCCCATCCCTTATTTACGTCCTTCCACTCATTTATCATAACTCTTTGCTTCCTAGCCAATGTTTTTATACCTAGAAGCATCCTCACCAACTCTGTATCTTTCTCCCAAATATCCTCCTCCTTCACGTAGAGGGTTTTTCTCGTGGCGTCTGTACAATGTATAGGTCTCTCTAATACATCCAACTTACTTAAACCATTGGTTATCATACTTGTTATGGTCTTGGTCAGTCCATTCTCTATCGTATTATCATATGTTTCCGCCGTTATCGGTAATGTATCTATGAAATCCTTCAAATTCATAGCATTCTTACAGTGATTATTCAAAAACATCTGAATATTAAACTGATTATTGCTATTTGTATTGTTGTTGTTATGCGATTGATTATTACCCATGGAGGGCATTACTTCCATCATCTTCTCCATCACGTCTTGATTCTTCAAGAGGACGTTCTCCATGATATCTTGATTCTTCAAAAGCATCTTTACCAACAATTCCTTATCTACTTCAAACATCGGAGATTCCTTATTGTCTATGTCGGTTTTACCTTGATGTATGTAGCACTTATTTCGATGTCTAGATATCCCTTGTCTATATTTATAAATATTTCCACATTCACATACGTATTCAGGTTTGGCGTTTTGCTGCGTAATATTGTCATCATTTGTCACCACAATGTCACCATTTTTATGTTTCCGTGTCAATATATGCCTAGTCCAATCACTTTTCTTACTACATTGAAAGTCACATACGCTACAATAATATTTATTGGCGTTTTTTGGCGTAAAATTGTCACCCAATGTCATCCTATATTGGATATAGAAAAAAGCGCCTAAATCCTTTCGCATAAAAATGTCTTTTTTTTACAGTAACAAATGAAAACAATCCAAAATGGAAATGAGAGCATTATGCTCTAAAACACTTTTTCACGTTTTTTTCATTTCTATTTCCAATAAATAAAAAAACACACATAAATACCTTGTGTAATTTTAAAAATCTGAAAATAGAATTGAAAAAAAATGTAAAAGTGACATACCTACTATTATCAAATACATCCAAGCTTTTTAGGGCCAAAAACAGCCCCTTCATATGTAGGGGGCTACCTACATGCCCTACATGACTTTTTCGGTTTTTTGAAAAACGGAAATCATCAAGCGCAATTTACCTACATGAAATTCATGTCCCTTAAAACTGAAATCGAAAAAGTCACTTGTCGATTCGTCGGATTTCGAGGATAAAACATCGCATATTTATTGGATGTATTGCATCCAAAAATGTATATTATAATCCAATATATGTATAAGATGACCCCACTTCAAAAAAGATTTCTATTGTTCCTCGTCGGATGTATGGGGACACGTGTCCTATTTACTCTCCTCGCCAAAAATAGTGATATTCAATATTTGCCCATTTTAGGATATATCGCACTTTTACCAGCATTCGGATTTTTCTATATTTATGTCACGGGTTCTAGAAAAACTGCTTTCGAAATAGAAGGGGAAAAAGTCTGGTGGAACAATCTACGCCCCTTTCATTCCATCCTCTATTTCTTGTTTGCATACAATGCTATTACAAAACACGCAAATTCTTGGAAATATTTGGCTCTCGATGCTTTCATGGGTCTAATGGCTTTTATTTCCTATCACTATGAAAATGGTAGTTTTCAAAAACTAATGTAAATTGTCATGTCAGAATAGTGCTTTTTTCTTGGTGCTTTTTTTACAGTTGATAATATATCTATCTTATTTTATAATAAAAAGATGACAAACTAATATAATAAAGTAAAGTAAATGAATAATTCGGAAGAGAGAGCAATGCGATATGCCAATCGAATGCCTCCTGAATTGATTCGTTATATCAAACAATATCTCCCCATTAGTCTATTGAAAAAAGTGAGACGAATACATAAGAATGAATTCCCTTTGAATTATCGACTTTGTATCGACTTGAATGATTATTTCTATAAGAAATATATTGGATTCGATATCACGATTAAAGCAAGTCGTTGGAGCATTTCTATTTTAAAAAAGAAAGAACTACAAGAAAAAATGAAAACAGTCAATCCTTTTACTTTTGATTTTTGGCAAGACGTTTTTTCTGGTTCTCCTTCTATCAAGAGTCAAATAGAAGCCAAGGAAAACTGTATCCAAATATATCAATCTGTTATGGATCATTATAAAGAATATTATGACCAATCAACTATTCATTTGCGCAATTACAAATTAATTGTTTTTTGATAAATCAATAAAAATTGATTTTTGTTAATTATATAAAAGTAGAATTACATATATAATTAACATGACACATTCAGTAAAAGCAATCAGTCTATTTTCAGGGATGGGTGGCGACTCCCTAGGCATGATGAATGCCGGTTGCGATGTTATCGCGTTTAATGAATTCGATAAACATGCTATTAATTCACATGAACTTAATTTTCCTCAATCAACTCTTATATGCGATGCTAGCCAAAAGAAAGAAAAAGACAAGACAAATATTCAACTTATTCCAGACGCAGTTTTTAGCGCCTACAAGGATGAAGGGGAATTAATCTTCGCAGGCTTCAGTTGTCAGGGATTTTCAAATGGGGGTAAAAAGTTACCAGATGACCCACGAAATTCACTTTTCCGTGATTTTGCGCGTGTAACCAACTGTATTCGTCCTAAATATATTATTGGGGAAAATGTAGATGGTCTTCTCAGTCGTAAAACAGCAACTGGAGAAAATTATATAGATGTTATCGTCGCTGAATTTGAAAAGATTGGATATAATATTACCTATCAGGTTTGTCATACAGTTAGATATGGAGTTCCTCAACTTAGAAAGCGCCTTATTATTGTCGGTATTCGTAAAGATCTTGATAAAACCTTTGTCTTCCCAGAGCCTTTGAATGATGGAAAGACCAATTTACCAAACTTGTTGAATATTATTCAATTCAGTATGGAAGGTGCCATCAAGATTGAACCGGATGATTTCGATATGACAACCATTCCATCTGAATGTATTCTTATGGATATGGATAATGATGATGGAGAAGATACTGATAATATTCACCCATATCTGCGCCTTAAGGCCAAAAAGCGCGGAGAAGAATATGCCGGTAAAGTTCATCATTGTCTTCTTTCATTCTCAAAGCGTGATTCACCAATCCATTGCGAAATTATTGATATTAGAAATCCTAGTAAAACAATTATATGTTCATATGATCATCAACCAAGACTCTTTGTTCCTTTGAGAAATAAAAACGGCTATTATATTCGCTGTATTCTTCCAGATGAACTTAAACAAATCCAAGGATTTCCTACCGATTTCAAACTTCTTGGTTCTAAGAAGGAAAAAGTTAAACAAATCGGTAATGCTGTTCCACCACCACTTATTCAACAAATCGTAAAAAAATTACTTTCTTAAATACATTACATTCTTAAAAATTTAATTGTTTTTATTTTTTATTTTATTTTTTCTAATCATTCTTCTCCTTCTCTTTTACACATGGCCCAGAACCACCACTAACACACGCATAACATTCGTTACATTCAATTCCATCTTCATATTCTGTTAGTTCTTTCTCGTGCTGGACGTTCATCTCTTTCAGTCGGATTTCCCATAGTCTGTCATTTTCTTTCTCTACCTCCCTTTGCTCACTCGTTAGACGACTAAGGTACAAATCATGGCTCAGTGTTGGACCTTCTCCATTTGATATTCTATCAATTTGCTCTTCTTTTAATTCTTTTTCTCTCTCTTCCATCGACAACTCTTCCTCCTCTTCCTCCTCTACTGCTTCACTAGCCTCTTCCTTTATTAAATCTTCTACCTGTTCGTTATCCATTCCAAAAACCTCCTTTTCTTCTTTTTCTTCCTCATCACTTCTTCCTTTTCCACAACACTCGTCGTCCGTGGTATATAGTGGTGCTTCACATTCCAAACAAGTAGGAAGACACTCATGACATACCCATATTTCACCTGGACCATAATCACCTCCTTGACCATAGCATTCTTCGCATACGTCCTCAACGTCGCATAATTCACAATTATTTTTTCCTTGAACGGTAGAACATTCTTGACATGTAAATTCGTCCTCATCCTCTTCTTCATCCTCTTCCTCATCCTCTTCTTCATCACATGCATTACCACATAAATATTGTCCGCTACCTTTCATTTGAACTATATCTTCATTTTTTCCACATAATTCACACTCAGCTTCTTGATTATTTGGCTCTTCTTGTACGTATAAAATATCCCCACAACCATCATCGTTAAAATATCCATTACATAAGCAACATTTTTGCCATTGACCCACATGATAAGTCTCTTCAGTATCTTCTTCAAAATCCCAATCAGGTGGATATCTTTCACAATCCATATTTACACACAATTTAATGGTTCCGGTCTCTGGTATTGTCACTACTCCACTCACTTTAACCTGAATCTTTTCAAATAATGCTTTATGCTCCATGTTCATTTTTTTGATATATTCATTACTTACTACATACAATCAATTTTTAATTAATTGTACAACTCTTTTTCTAACTCGATACAACTAGCGCCAATTTCATCCACTTCCACTATTTCTATATTTTCTGGTACTTTTGTCTTGTCCAAATATCCCACAACGTCTGTCAAAATATGTAATTTGAATTTGAAATCGCAATTATCCACGATACATTTTCCAGTCCATCGCTCTAATGGCAATATTTCATTTAAAGAACTGACACGACCTTGAACACGTTGATATTTTGCCTCGCGCTTTCCTGGTCGCCCTGAAGGACATTTCATACGCCACTCACAAGAAAGAGCATTTATATGATCGGGAAATCCAGACAACATGGCACAAATCTCCCACGCACCCCCTTTTCCATGGGTTGCCTTTGCACCCCCCTTAATTTCTTCATTATGCTGACGAAGACGCCTCATTGGATTGTTCGTTGAACCATTATATGTATTATGCTTAAACTGCTCCAATTTATTCCTTAAAATATAACAATACCACATATATTGTTATGTTTTTATTATAATATCATGATTACACCTCATACCTATCCTAGGTAGTTCCTACTATTTATCACTTATAAGCCAAAAATTCTAGATAATAAAGACTTTGATTTCTTTCCTTGGCGTTTTGTCTGTCTGCGACCACGTCTGTGGAAATCGTTATTACCTTTACGTGTCTTGAACATTGCGCCATTTTTGTAGTGTTTCTTAGACTTGTTTCCTCTGCGTCTTTTTCCTCCATGTTTCATACCCTGTTCCATTTTATCATCTCTTTTAGAAAGATCTTTTAGTTCCTTTTCGTATATTGTTTCTTGATGCGGTGAATTACGACCACTTTCCATATCATCTGCGCGTTTAGCAGCATGTACATATTCAGGACTTTCTTCGCGCGATCCCATTTCTATGTCCCAGATATTCTTTTTTGTATCATCACCTCCCTTCTTGGAACGTATTCTTTTCTGTGTTTTATGTGCCTTCTTTCTATAAGAAACCATTTATATATTAGTTACATATTCTTTTTTATTTTAGTTGTATCTATTTTTTACATTTATCTAAACCTTCTATTTTTCCGTCTCACCCTCTCCAAACATATTTTCAAACTCTTCTTCTGTCTCAGGAGCATCCATTCTACACTTGTCCAAAATAAACGTCGCCAACATGATGTTATTCTTATAATAACTATTTCTACGCGACATTTGCTTCATTTCTTTAATAAGACTCTGTGCTTGTGTCATCAATATAGTAATCGTCGCCTTTAATTGATCAATGACATTATCCTTCTTGGTTGGATCGTCTGAAATGGGTAAATGCTTAAACATCTTAATCAAATTTTCCAACTTGTCGATTTCCTCCTGATAAGTCTCTGATACCTTGGGTCTCAATAAATCCTTCAATACCTTTTCACCAGACTCTTCGTCACTATCCGTTTCCTCATCTCCTCCTGCCGGTTGCTTTGCTGCTGGTTGCTTCTTCATATCAACATGAACCTTGTTACCTTCACCGAACGTCATATTTATATCATAATTATTCTCATTCATCTTCTGTGGAGTAGGAGGAACCGGAGGCGGTGAATTCATCGTCATGGTAGGCATAGGTGACGTTTTCGCATTGATGGGTGTAGCTAGAGTGATTGGTACAGTATTTGTCTTTGATTTACACGATGCCTCGTGTTTCTCAAAAGGAGCCTTCCCTTTGTATATCTTTGCGCATTTTGAACATTTATAAATTACCTTATTATTTGACATCTTACATGTGTATAGGTACATGTATTTAAATATATTTTATTAAATAATAATTATTACTATTATGAAATACGTAGCATGTGGTATTATGTACCATAACGATAAAATCCTCATGGGAAAGCGAGCAACATCAAGTGATTCACCAGGGCTTTGGGAGTTCCCAGGCGGAAAACTAGAAAAAGGAGAGACAATCGAACAATGTCTTCATCGCGAATGGAAAGAGGAATTAAATCTCACTATTCTTATTGACCAACCGGTTGCAGTATCCACTGTAGAAAAGGACATCATCTGCTATTTTTTCATCGGCAAAATACTCAACATTACCCATTTACAGAAAAATGTCCATGAATCCATCGACTTCTTTTATCCATACGAAATGAAAAATCTTCAACTATTCAAAGGCGACGACGTCATTGTCGATATGCTTTGTTAAGCTAGTGCCTTTTTCTTAGTTCCTTTTTTAACGCGATGGTTAATCATCGTTTATTTTCGGAGCCAAATAAAACCGCATCATACACGCATCATCCAATACATATTTCAACTGAAGAGGCATGTTTTCTGTTAAATGGAGCGTACAATTTGATGATACCTTGTGAAATTGCGACATTTGGACAATGTATTTAATTCCGAACGAAGCATTTAACTCTTTTCCTTCTACAATCGCCAATAACTCAATATCGTCAATCTCAATCACTACCTTCATTGCTCCTTCACTCGAACTGGATTCCATGATTACTTGATTTTCATCACACGTAATGTTCAGAGCCTCGTTAAAATTCGACAATTCGTCAATAAGACTCTTGAATTTTTTAGAATCCATTTCAATATCTACCTCGTATTCCATATCCGGAATCTGTAACATATCGACCATTATATCCATGAGGGGCATTTTAAGATACTTGTTGAATTCACCCTTTTCATTACTCGTAAAATCAATCTCCAAATCCTCGTCATTCTCACTATGAATCAAAATAGTCTGCTTATCTGAACAAATATGAAGGATTTTATTCAATACCGGCAAACAAAGACCATATGTATATGTATTCTCGACTTCCCATGTTTCAAACCATGATGAATCTAGAATTAATTCATATACGCAAATATGACTATTGTCCATTCCTTGAATGTAAAGACGTTCTGGCTCTATATTCATGACAATCGCATCCGTGAAATTCTTTAAATAATGGAAAATATGGACAAATATGTCACGCTTCTTCTTATCTGCTATTTCAAATCGCATACTAATAAATACTAATAGGGATTACTATTTATTACTTTTTTGTATAGTTATACATTTATGATATATACACGCGTTTTACATTCACTTGTCTATTTACACTACCATGATAATTATTCTTATTCATATTCAATACCGAACTTAATCCAGGATCCACTTTTTGATTGACTCCGCACATACGTTTGTTTTTTGTATAGGTTGGGCGAAACGGATAATTCGCCGAGAAAAACATTGCGTTCTGTCCAAATACCATGACTATATACAATATGTATATTATATATTCTATTATTTGGATAGAATTATATTTCCATCACCACTTTGAAAATTAAAATTGATTCGTTTTTTAATAAATACAGTTCATCTATCAAACAAATTTTAGTAAAACCTTAAAGATATTACCAATTCATTTTCAATACATAGCCAGATAGAAATGGATTCGTATAGCATGTACAATCATAAATCCATCTTTTCAGCAGACGAAGACAGATGTAATGAATGTGACGAAAAGAGAGTGAAAGATTGTTGTAATAAATGTGGTGAGGGACTCTGTTTAAGTGTATCCTGTTGTCAAACGTTTCCTCATCATCAGAACGATCTCTATATTATTTGTAATGCGTGTATTATCGATATCGAACAAAAACTGCGCCCTACTAGCGTAGATAAATGCGATTTACAGTTGCTAAAAGAGAAAATTAGCAAACGAATGGAAGCGAATATGAAAAAACTGGAAGACGCAGTACGAGACTGCGAACAAGAGGGAGACGGATATGGTGAAAATGATTCATAAAACTATAACTAAATAAACAACAAAACCACAAAACATCCAAAAAAAGAGCATCGAATATCGCATTTTTGTTTATTTTTGTATAAAAATATAACGGATTATATTATATGGCACATAGAAACTGTTTTAAAAATCCGAATGATAATTTAAATAGCGGACAGTACATCGATAGAAAAAAGTCGAAAGCCATTTATAAGGCATCTGTTGATTTGGCCAATCACGGTGGCGTGTATCATAAAAAGGGTTCTCTAGGACAAAACAAAGGTACTTATGTAGGGGACGTCAATATAAGTAGAGATGGTAAGAAATGTTTGATTGGTGCAAATAGTTACGAAACACTGTTATCTGTAACAAATGGTAAATATTTAGAACAACCAGTCTCTTTTGATATTCGCGAGTCACAAGACTTATGGTCAGGTTCTATTTACAAGATGGACATGGACAGTACTGTCTCTATATTGTCGCATCCTGATGGGAGCGCTAACGTAATTTCTTATCCGCCAGGCATTTTGGCAAATCAAACATATCCTCGATTGAATCCTCCATCCGACCAAGGAGTCATTGTTGATCCTTGCTACACTATTTTTTATCCAAACACTCCTGGATTTAATGTATTGAACTCCTCTGGTAATTGTTATACGAAAAACGAACGCGCTTACCAACAATATCGCAGTCCAATCATACAATCACAATCATATGTTAAAAACTATATTAAATCCAAAAACGGTTATGTAGGTGATTATTATTATCCAAAACCGTTTTCTTTTGATTGCTGTAGTAATTATGTAGAGAACATTTATAATCCAGACGCAGCGAATCAACTTACACTAGAGGAAAATATTGAAAGGATAACAAACAGTCAATCGGTTAAGAATGTATTTATAAACAGTATTCTTGATGTAACAAGTGACACTGAAATAACATCTAATGTGCGTAGTCCTACAACCGAAGAAAATGTATATGATAATATTGAATATATATCAACTCTTATTATTGAAGATGTCATTTTTGCTACACTGTCAGAAAAAACTAAAAATGATATTATTACTAATTTGACTAATCAATATGCGACCGATTTGGGCATCGATTCAAATCGTATCATCATTACGTTGAAATCCGGTTCGCTTATAGTCGATATTCAAATTTTATATTCGGTTCCTCAAACTGACCCTGAGCCTGAGCCGGAACCTGAGCCAGAGCCAGAGCCAGAACCAGAACCGGAGCCTGAGCCAGAACCTGAGCCTGAGCCTGAGCCGGAACCTGAACCAGAACCGGAACCAGAACCAGAACCAGAACCAGAACCGGAACCAGAACCTGAACCGGAGCCAGAACCAGAACCAGAACCTGAACCGGAGCCAGAACCTGAGCCTGAACCTGAACCTGAACCTGAACCGGAGCCAGAACCAGAACCAGAACCAGAACCTGAACCGGAGCCAGAACCTGAGCCTGAACCTGAACCTGAACCTGAACCTGAACCAGAACCTGAACCAGAACCAGAGCCAGAACCTGAACCTGAACCTGAACCGGAGCCAGAACCAGAACCAGAACCAGAACCTGAACCGGAGCCAGAACCTGAGCCTGAACCTGAGCCTGAACCTGAACCTGAACCTGAACCAGAACCTGAACCTGAACCAGAACCAGAGCCAGAACCTGAACCTGAACCTGAACCTGAACCTGAACCTAGTATGTTCCCACCATCTGGAACATATCCTACAAATTTAGAACCGGAACCAGAGCCTGAGCCAGAGCCTGAGCCAGAGCCAGAGCCTGAGCCAGAGCCAGAGCCTGAGCCTGAACCTGAGCCTGCTACAATTGTTACTAGTGGTACTAATAATTCTACTGTAACATTATCCGGTTCGGGAATATTAACAAATGATTATTTATCAGCTTACAATAAACCAAATATACTAGCAGGTGCGACAACTGTAATAATTAACGGTTATACTGTAATCGGTTCCAAATCGATGTCTAATTTTGATGGAGCTACAGATATAACAATTGGTTATACAGTTACTGATATATGTGCCAATGCATTTAGTCCAAGTTATGATAATTATCTTGGTAATGCGGCGCAATTAACTAACATAACATTTGCTTCAGGATCTAGACTAAAGAATATTTGGGATAATGCCTTTAATAATTCAGGTATAACATCTATTAAAATACCTGCTTCCGTTACAAATATTGCTAGTGGAGCTTTTAAAAACACATACCAACTAAATTCTATTGGATTTGATAGTTCATCCAATCTAATTACTATTGGTTCATATGCGTTTAATGGCAACACATCGATAACTAGTTTTACTATTCCATCCACTGTACAGACCATTGGTTCAAAAGCGTTTAATGGGACACAGTTATCATCAATAACAATCCCATCATCTGTCACAAGTATAGGCGCATCGTGTTTTGCTAATATTGATATTTTTGTTCCATTAACTGTAACATATGATAATACAAATCCACAAATAAAATCAATTGAGAGTTATATGTTTAAGTATCAGCCATATATGTTGAATATTTATATACCAAGTTCTGTAACATCTATTTCTGATTATATGCTGTCAAATACTAATACCGTTACACTATATATTCCATTAAAAGTTTTGACTCTTCTTGAGCTAGTGGTAACCCCACAAAGTGTCATAAATAATCAAGGTGGTGTTTCGTTGTATGGCGGAGAGCTTGTTGTTATTGTGGAACGATTACCAGACTCATAATCAGAACCAGAGTTTGTATTATACTTTTACACGATGTAACAAGTGTTTATAATTTGCCCCAAATGTGTGAAAATTAATTTACAACAATCTTAAACGAAATCACTACTACGCAATTTAGAATAAAAACGCGTGGTTAGAGTAATTATCAACTATTTTTTATGATTCGATATACTATAATGAATACTATTACAAATGTAGGATGGTATTTATTTTCTACCGATACTGATAAATCTTGGAACGAATTAAAAATTAATTGGGGTTTAGAAAACTGTACAGTATATCAATATATATACGAATTAAGCGGTGTTCCTATCGCAAATGAAACTCAACTAGGAAATAATAATTGGTCACCTATAAACGTCGGTAACAATAATAATCCGACATTAATAAAATATAAGGCTTATTGGGTTCGCGTCACGGAGATCCCTGTAAAATCTCCAACAACATTTACATATAGTGATGGAACTACAACCACCAGCGACGACGCGCAAATAACAACCGATTCTTATACAATTCCTGAGAATGGATCTTTAACTGGTGTTGCATTTGGACAAATTGTTACCACCATTGAAGATGATGCGTTCATAAGCATTTCAACGTTATCTTCAATAACATTTGACGAGAATTCTCAATTAACCACTATTGGAAATAGCGTGTTCAAAACCTACAACACCGACGTAACTGAAATTCATATTCCATCAAGCGTAGAAAGTATCGGTAACAATGCATTCCAAGGGTATGTATCAATAACCTCACTAGAATTTGGTACAAATTCATCTCTTACTCACATTGGAAGTGCTGCGTTCTATTATGTCGCAAGCAATGTTACAAATAATAATGAAACGTTATCACCATTGAATATTACTATACCAAATAACGTAACAACTATTGACTCATACGCATTCAGTGAAGCAACTCGACTATCATCCGTAAGCTTTGGAGACGATTCTAAGCTAACCACACTAGGAGAATTTGTCTTCTTTGATACAGATATTTCCTCCATTTCCATTCCCAAGGTGGTTAGCGATATTTCATTCAATTCGTTATATGGTATGCATAAGCTAACTAGTATTAATGTAAATAATGGGTGGTATAAATCTATTGATGGTGTTTTATTTAATAAAGATTCAAATGTTTTAATTCAATATCCAATAAATAAGACAGGTACTAGTTACACAATTCCTAGTACGGTCTTACAAGTTGAGAATTGGGCTTTCCAATTAACGTCAAACTTGACCGAAATTACTATTCCAGCAAGTGTTAGCAGCATTAGAAATGCTGCGTTCACTGGCGCAAAAATATTAAAAACTGTAAATATTCATAAAAACGCAGTTTCTGAGTTAAATAAAATGAGTCCTAGTCCAAATATTCCAACAAGTAGCGGAACAATGGATACATTTTTTGGGGCATCTCTACCCAATGATGAAACTTTTACTATCAATGTTATTGAATCTTGATAACTTATTAGTAAAATACAAATACAATACAATAATAATATTATAATGAATAACATTATTATTTACGTATTATCAAAAAACACATTTCCTATATTATACCAATACTAATACTAATACTAATACTGATACAAAGATGTAGCAGACATGGTAAAGGACCAATTGTTGCCGTTTAAATTGACGGTATATCCTTGGTCATCGACTAGGCGAACGCGAAAACGTTCTAAATCGACTGGACCAAAATAGACACGCTCCGCCTCGTGAAGATTGAAATCGTCAATCAATACTTTTCCAGGGATCAGTCCATTGATGCCCTTTAATGGAATATGCGCCAATACATTCGTATTGGTAGGCGATGTTAAACGATTGTGTTGTGTTTGAGACCTGGATTGCGTCGTCGAATTGAGTGTGAATAATTGTGCCTGTGTCAAACGTCTAGGCGCATTCTGAACATAGGTAGGTGTTTTTTTTTTAGAATTAGTAGATGGTTCGCACCCACTAGCAGAAATAGCCAAATCAGCATTCCAATAAGACGGTATCTCAACTGCTTTTTGTGTAGGTGTTATCCCAACGAGTCCTTTATTCAAATGATTTTGTTGAAAATCGTCTAGGATTAGCAAGAAATATTTGGGTCCAATAACGTCCATGAATGCTTCTGATTCGACGGAGTCACCTGACGCATCTAGAGTATATATCATCTGTCCATATAATGAATCATCCTTCGATATATTTGTATTCGTATTGCCTCTGAAGCCGAGTATCCAACCCAAATTATTGTTGAATTTCGGCGTCGTTTTGCAGTTTGGATTACATACCAAGTGTCCTGATGGATCGTAAAACGTGATTGTAATTGGGTGAGTATTGTTGTTTGTAATGGTGGTTTTTCCACTAATGGAACTATACGAAATATCCACGTTTGAAATGTCCGTTGGTAAAGAAGTAGTCATACTTTTCTGAATCGCTTGGACCAATTCCACTTGTGAATAATTGCCAGACCCAATAGAGACAGCACTCCCATCAACAAAAAAACAGCTATTACTGCGCCAATCAGCATCAATAAGATACCAGGAATAAGGAATTTGGTATGACGTGACGTTGATATTAATCGCATTATGAATAGGATCACTCAAGTCGAGTGTAAAATTGGTTGGCGACGATGGACTATCAGGATCAGGATTGAATGGGAAAATATTCTCTCTATATTGACTATCAATATTCATGAGACGTGTAGTGGTGTTTTTTAGATTCGGATTAAGCTGTCCTTGGGCGACAGGTAGTTGATAGTTATTATTAACACCCAACTGATTGCGATTCATAATAAAATGACCATCCTGATTGAAAATCTGTACTTGCTGTTTTCGGTCAGTCGTTTTATCGGCTTGATTCGGGTCGGTATTTTGTTGCGATACATTTTGATTTTCCCATAAATTTCCGATTTGGGAAGTTGATGTGTGTTGAAGATTCTCAGGGTCTTCATAATCTATGTCTTCCAATAATTGATTTTGCGCTTGTTGAAAAAAATTAGCCAAGTCGTAATTATTGTCACTTGTATAACGATGTATTAATGGGCTGGTCGCGTCTATAATATCATCGTAGGTAATCTCAGTCTCTTGATCGTCGGATAAACTCAATAGAGACAATAAATCTTCTTGGCTATAATTTTCAATGTTTAAATCCATGTCTGATGCGGACATTCTTATACTTATATATAATGAATAATTAGTTTTTATTAGGTATGTTTTATTATGTATGTTTTATTAGGCATATTTCTTAAATATTTCATTCAAGCATGGGACAAAATCAAATCCGAATTTGTTATGAGTGATCCAATCAGGTAATGCTGTAATCCCTTGAGCTCGTTTGCAGTGTCGTGCGCCTTTGAATAGTAATTGTTCTAGCACTGAAATCACTCGCTTGTTGTATTCATCCGTTATTTTGTCAATGATCAAATGTTTGGAACCTTTGTAAATATATCGATTGTAATCCATATCGGAATATATTCGATAATTCTTATCAAGTACATTTCTATTTACGAATAGACCAATACCTTCTATTTTGTTTATGGAATTGTTCATTTCAATTACATAGACATGACTTTCTAGGGGAATTTTCTCCTTGATTTTTATCGGCGTTCCGTACAAACAACCTATATGTCCGATTCTTGTTTTGTACATGTTGTTTTGTTCATATGTCTCATCGTTGAAACGTGTTGTCGCGACGAATTTATTGGACATGTATTTGAAGTTTGACTAAATAGTATGGTTAATATTCTTGTATTCTGACCAATTTTTATCGTTTTTTGTTTTCAATTTTTTATGAAATCTCTCATCTTCATTCGTATATATAATATCATAAATGAAATGCTAAAATAAGCTGTTACTAGATATAAAGTACCATCATATCGTGTTTTGCTGTCTGCAGTATAGCCAAACATTACTAAATATGGATCGACAATATTTACAAAATCGCTACTGTCCAGTCTGTATTCTAGGTTTGATAAAAAACAACCATTCAGATAATAAAACAAAAACCATATCATGATTGATATAGATAATGCAATACTGCTTATCCACAAAGGCGAAAAGATAAATACTATATAAGACATATATGGAAGCATGAAATGAAATGCTTTAATCGCAAAGGCACATATATTTTTCGGATATTTTGTATCTATGATTTTATTATATAGATAATTAACCAACTGTTTCCGACATTTTTTCCTGTATTCCATGTCAAAATATGTATCCATTATATTGTATTATAATTATCATTAGATTTACTTTGTAGTATTTTTACTTGAATCTAGGTAGTGCCTTTTTCTTAGTTCTCTTTTCTAGGCGATAAAAAAGATTGCCTTACTGATTGAACGTCGTCTTTGTAGGTTACACCATTCCATTGACCGGATGTTTTGAATAACTCCATAGACAAAATATCTTGTTTCATGAGAGAATTTAAAAAATTAGGTAATAATGCTTCGACTGAATCGTCTCTTTTGTTTTGGTATTTGAATTCATTTAATTCGCGGTCCATGGATGAGAGGACGGATGGCTGAAGTAATAGTAAATTTACACTGACATATTGATTTTCTAGCTGTTGTTTGTTATAATAATCCCTTTCGATATTTAGTTTCTCTTGTAATTCAATGACCTTTTCTTCTTCATTGGTAGATATAAAGGCTCGATTGGCTTTTTGATTGCCTGACAAAGTTGAACCGAGTGTGAAACCAATAATATAATTCTTGGATAGATCACATTGCTTGCCAATGAGTTGAAATGTTTTGCTGTCATACAAATCGTCGCTATTCAAGAGCAAGAAGGGTGTATGAATATGTCCTTTGGCTGATGATACAGCGTCTGCCGTGCCCCATGGTTTTGTACGAAACTCTGGGACATCTTGAATATTGTAGGTGATGTTTTTACAAATTTCGTGTTTTTGATTCACTCTTTTTACTTCCTCCATTATTTTCTCCTTGTTTTCCTTATTGACAACAACATGAATTTGGACAATATGAATATGATTCATCATTTGACCTATAGACATTTCAAATAGCGTTTCCTCATTGGGGCCGATTTTACTCAACATCTTCGGTTCTCCACCAAACCTAGATGATTTCCCTCCGGCGATTAATAATAATGTCAAATCTTTCACTTCCATTATAATTAACTATATCGATTTATGTTTATTTTAGTTTTTTTATTCATTAAATTAGCTATATTCATTAAATTAGCTATATTCATTAAATTAGCTATATTCATTATTTACACAAAAATGTCCATCAGAATTCTTCCCCACCGTCTAATGATTCTTCGATAAAATCTCCTAGGTAATTTATCAGATCAAAACCAGTCCCAGGGCTAAGTGGAATAGCAATAGTTGCATCTATACCTAACGATTTATCACTATGTATAGTGTCAGACACCTTAATATCTCCTCCTACTTGAAGTTTGATTGATTTTTCTTCAGGACATATTAATATATCGAAATTTATGTCGGAATTTATAGAAAATATCCCCAATTTATCATCCTTGATTATTTTACCTAGTGGTATTTGGGCGTATAATTGTACTTCACCGTTAAAAACTCTACTTGTAAATGTAATGTCATCAGTTATATCTATCTTTATATCAACGTCGTGACCAACAATATCGCCTTTAAGTGTAAGTTTTATATTTTCTACTATCCACGAAGTTAGCATACCTATACTACCAACATTATCTGCTACAATTAAATCTCCGTCACATTCTATAGTCTCGTTATATTCAACACCATACGTTATATTAGACTTTGGTATCCATGTAATTGCTGGCCAATCTTTGGTCCTTACCTCTCTTGAACACCAATACCTTAGTTTAAAAATATCATTGGCGTTATACCAATGAAGTGTAGGACCACAATAATATGGCTCTGGGTGTTCTATATAATGAGCAGGCGTTGATAGTCCAGAATATGACTTTTTTCCAGAGCTGTCAACTGAGTGCTTGTATGTATATAGTGTTGAATCGCCTCCAGACAATTCTATTTTAAATGGAGCTGTACAAGTCATTATATAATATAATATAATATTACATTATAATGCCAGCAAATATTAAAATTACTACTGCTCAATTATTTGATAATAATGATGCTTTAGAAAAGATAACAGATTTACTAAATAGGTATCCAGATATAGAATCCTTTACCTACGTTGATTCTAGCAAGATGTATATGTACGAAAATACTAGGTGTCAAATAACTCTTCCAAATGAATTACATATACCCTTGTCAAATATGTCAGATTATAATACATCTAGTAATAAAGAAAAGGCTACATACGTTCTTACTGAAATAGCAAGCTGGTC